GGTTCGAGTCCAGGTGGGGGAGTTGGAAGTGATCCTGCGATAACCTCAAGAGCACTCCTTCCAACTAAAACCTAGAATATTTCTAGGTCAGGGGGATGGCCTCCCCTGTTTCGCCCTTGTAGCTCAGCTGGTAGAGCGCAGCTTTTGTAAAGCTGATGTCGCAAGTTCAAGTCTTGTCGGGGGCTTGACGAAACTTAATTTTCGTCTTATACTTCTTAAGTCCGTGTGAAGGAAGTGCGTTGGGAGAGCAATCTCCCACACTTGCGGAAGTAACTCAACGGTAGAGTCCCTGCCTTCCAAGCAGGTTGTTGCGAGTTCGAATCTCGTCTTCCGCTTGCTCCATAATTCCTGGGGCGTCTAAATAAACCTTGTAGTTGTAATTCTTAACAAACTATATGAAACTCAAACAACTGATGCTTGCACCTGTTGCTCTGGGAATGGTTGCTCCTGTTGCTGCGAATGCTGCAGATCTCAATATGGTAGCAGTCAACCAATACTCTTCTGAGCAGGTCACTAGCGTCACTCAATTCTCTGATGTTCGTCCTACCGATTGGGCATATCAGGCACTCAGCAACCTCGTAGAGCGTTATGGATGCGTTGCTGGTTATCCTAATGGAACCTTTGGTGGTGGTCGTGCAATGACCCGTTTTGAGGCAGCAGCACTTCTGAATGCTTGCCTTGACCGTGTAACTGAAGTTACTGATGAACTCAAGCGTCTTCAGTCAGAATTTGCTGCAGAACTCGCCGTTCTTCGTGGTCGTGTGGACAAACTGGAAGCACAAGTTACTACACTTGAAGCACAACAGTTTTCCACTACCACCAAACTGCGTGGTGAAGCAAACTTCGTGATTGGTAATGTTGATGATTACAAAACCAAAGGTGGTGATGTAAGCAATACTGCATTCAATTACGATCTTCGTCTGAACCTGGATACTTCATTCACTGGTAAAGATCTTCTCCGCACTCGTCTGCGTTCTGCTAACTTCAGCAGCAATCCTTTTGGTTCCAGTTCTTCACTGTTCAAACTGGATAAGGCAGACAACACTCAAGGAGATATGGGTAATACTGTAGTTATTGACCGTCTGTATTATTCATTCCCTGTGTTCAACAACAGCACCACTCTGACTGCTGGTGCTCTGGTTCGTAACACTGAAATGTCCTGGGTTCCTACTGCTTATAAGTCAAACATTCTTGACTTCTTCCAAGTTGCTGGTGCTCCTGGCGTTTATAACAAGGCAACTGGTTCTGGTTTCGGTGTTCAGTACGGTAAGAAAGGTCTGATTGCTGGTGTAAACTATGTTGCCCAAGATGGTAGCAATAGTGAAACTGGTGAATTCAACGAGTCTGGTGCTCTGAATACTCTTGCTCAGATTGGTTACCGTGGTGATAACTGGGGTGCTGCTTTCGGTTATCGTTATGGTACTGAAGGAACTCGTGTTCGTACCTACAACGGTCTGAATGGTGCTTCTGGTACTCTGGTTCCTGGTCAAACTTCCAACGGTTATGCTGTGAACGCATACTGGCAGCCTACTCAGTCTGGTTGGGTTCCTTCTATCTCTGGTGGTTATGGTTGGAATACTGTAAGTGGTACTGAAAGTGCTGCTACCGATAGTCAGTCTTGGTTCGCAGGTCTTCAGTGGGAAGATGTGTTTGTTGATGGTAACTCTGCTGGTGTTGCTATCGGACAGGCACCTACTGGTGAAGATCTGGAGAAAGCAACAATGCTTGAATTCTTCTACAAGTACCAAGTGTCTGATAACATCAGCATCACTCCTGCAATCTTCTATGCAAGCGACAACCAGCGTCTTGCTGATGATTCCTCTAACTGGGGTGGCGTGATTCAGACTATCTTCAAGTTCTGATAACACACTCATAACTTGAGTTAAAGCACTCTATTTTGGGGTGCTTTTTTATTAGGTAATGGAAACCTTAACCAAACCTTAGTGGACTTTAAGGTTTCCTTCCAGTATTATTACTTACGAAGTCAATTCACTTCTAAAAACTTTTTATGAAACTGAAACAAATTTTTGCTGTTGGTCTAGTTGCTGCTCCTGTCGCTGCTCTTGCTGGACCTACTATTAATGGTGCGGGTGCTACTTTCCCTGCTCCGATTTATCAACGATGGTTCCAAGATTATGCACGAACTACTGGGAATAGGATTAATTATCAGTCCGTTGGTTCTGGTGCTGGTGTTCGTCAATTCATTGCGGGTACAGTTAACTTCGGGGCAAGTGATGAACCAATCTCAGCAGCAGACGCCGCCAAAGTAAAGCGTGGTGTCGTTCAAATTCCTATGGTGGGTGGAACGATTGCTGTTGCTTACAACAAACCTGGTTGCACTCTGAAACTCACCCAGAAGCAAACTGTAGATATTTTTGCTGGACGCATTAAGGATTGGAAGGCACTTGGATGTGCTGCTGGACCTATTCGCACCGTATATCGTGCAGATGGTTCTGGAACTACTTATGCATTTACCAATTCTCTAGATGCTTTTGGTGGATGGAAAGCAGGTGTAGGTAAGTCTGTAAAGTGGCCCACTGGTATTGGTGCTAAAGGTAATGAAGGTGTTTCTGGTAGTATCCGACAAACTTCTGGATCTATTGGTTATGTAAATACTGGATTTGTAAAAGCAAACAAACTCCAAGCAGCAGCAATTCAAAATAAAGCAGGTAAGTTTGTTCTTCCTACTGCTGCTTCTGGTTCTGCTGCTCTGAATGGTATCAAACTGGATGCAAACCTTGCTGGTGAAAATCCAAATCCTGTTGGTGCAACTGCATATCCAATTTCAACTCTGACTTGGGTTCTTGCATATAAGACTGGTAATGGTGCTAATGCTGATGCTATTCGTAAAGCACTCAATTATGCTCTGAGTTCTAAGGCACAATCAATTGCCGATGACCTTGGATATGTTCCCCTGAGTGGTTCTATTCTTAATAGAGCACGACTTGCTGTGGGGCGTATCGGAAACTGATATAGATATGGGGGTTGACGAAACCCCCTTTTTGCCTTATAATAAGAAACGAGTTAGGAGGTTTATGTCTCTTATTTCCCAAAAAGACCGCGAAATGGTCATTGAGGCACTTGAGTATTATATTCAACGACTCAAAAAAGACAACTGTACAGAAGCATCTATATATGCTTATAATACACTTCTTCGTTGGATAGAACTAGAATATTTTAAGAATGAAAATTAATTTGTGGTTTTGTAAGGATATGAATCAGTGGCGTTGGACTTTGACCGATGACCACCGACCAATCATCAGACAAGAATCTGGACAAAGAGAAAATCTTCGTGATGCTATGAATGATGTAGCAAATACTGTAGAATACCTTCTAAGTCAATATTGACTTTTTAGGGCGAATAGCTCAGCGGTAGTAGCGTCTCTTTTACACGGAGGATGCCGGGGGTTCGAATCCCTCTTCGCCCACTTTATAAATACCTAAAAAACTGGTATAATGGAAAAATTATATAAGTTACTCTCTGATACTCAGGCAAGTCTTTTTGTTCTCTTTCAAAAGACTTGGGTTTATCATTGGAATGTAGTTGGTTCTGAGTTTTATCAATTTCATAAAGTTTTTGGCGAACAATATGAAACAATGTTTGAAGAAATTGACCGCCTCACCGAACATATGAGGTATTTGAAGATTAAACCAGTTAGCACTCTTACAAGAATTACTGAAGTTTCTCAAGTTGAAGAAGCAAATAGTTCTTTAGATGCAATGGGTATGGTTAATGATTTGATTAAATGTAATCAACAAATTGTATCTCTTCTAGGTCAAGTTGCCGAAGAAGCAGAAGTACAAAAATCTAGAGGCACTACAAATCTTGTTGATGATTTAAATGAGTCTCATGGAAAGTTTATTTGGATGTTAAGATCTTTTACTGAATGAATTACAATGGAAAATTTAAGAATCAGATGCCGCTCCTGTGGTAAGGAGATAGAAGGGCATCCTACGAAAACTGTGACTTGCGGTTGTTCAAATATGGCGACAATTCGCGGAGATAAGATTTCAGCAGTTGACTTATCTCAGATTGTTATGCTAAACTCTTATCATAATAAAACAAAATCTGGTGTTCTTACTAACGAAGACCTTGCCTTCCAGGAAGCAAGACGCCAACGTAAAGTAAGACGCCTAGATTTTGAAGTCCGTTGAGGACTTATTTGGAGAGATGACTGAGTGGTTTAAAGTGGACGCCTTGAAAGCGTTTGAGGTTAATAGCCTCCGGGGGTTCGAATCCCTCTCTCTCTGTTACAAATATTACAAAGTTTTAGATTTTCTTAATCTATATTTTTGTATCAACACAAACTTGACATAGTAGAAATACTCACTAGTATAACTAGTAGTATTCAACCTAAACCTTATGGATCAGCACACCTACGATAATTGGGTGAAGATCAAGGCAACATTTGAAGCCTCTGGGAACACCAATAATATGTTCTACAAGAGAGCAGTTGAAATTGTCAAAACCCGTAGAGATCCTCTTGCAAAGTTTCTTGGTGATGAAAAATGATGGAACCTTTTGATGATGATTATGTGACTCGTACAGAAGTGCAGGAGATGATCGATGCTGCAATACGACGACACAACCGTAATGCTTCTATCATTAGTATGTGCGTCGGTTGGGTGGTTCTTGCTTTATTTGCTGAGGGACTTTTGAGGTTGATAGGAGTTATTCCGCCCTTACTTCCGTTTCTTAAAATTACATTAAACTGATGGGGATGATTACAGAAGAAGATTTTCAAGAATTGCAACAAAGAGTTTTTCAACAAAAGATAGATGAGTTATTTGAAGAACCATCTACATATGAGGACGAAGAAGATGAGTAATACAATTATCAACGCAGTCATTATTTTTGGTCTCATAGCGGTTTTCTTAAATTGGGGACTTCACAATGCCTACCCACAATAAGAAATATCAATTCGCAATGTCTGCCTTTGTGAGAATGCATGGACACTCTATTACACATAACCACGATATCAAACAGTTCTGCATAGAATGGTCTGAGTGGGGTGTAAATGCCCCTGTAACGGGTTTAGATGAGGTAGACCAATACTTTTACTTTGAATATAAAAATTGGAGAGGAAGATGATTTTTCACATTGTAGAGACACTTGCGGCAAGCCCAGTCTGGATTGGTATTTGTGGAGGGGGCTTGATTATTCCGCCGATTATAGGTATAATGCTTATACACCGAACTAAATAACGGTGAAACGGGGTATCGCCTAACTTGGTCATGGCACCTGCTTTGGGAGCAGGAATAATTTCAGTTCAAATCTGAATACCCCGATGTCCAGTTTTCAATCTGGACCACTTGACTTAAAACCTCAAGCATTCTATAATATCTGAGTAAACAAAACAAACAAATGTCTCTGATTACAAAATTCAAGAAAGATGTTAGCACTCTTCGTCTTGCTGCTAACGGGGAAATCTACCTTGATGTAAAGAATCCGAAACTTTATAAAAAGGTTCGTCGCTTTTATGAAAATGAAGGTGTCGTATTTTCTGGTGACCCCCTTGACGATTATGAAATGTTGATTGATTATATCGCACAAGATCTTGAAACCGTTGAGGTCGCCTGATGAAAGTTATCAGGAAACCCACTGTGCTTCTTGAGCGTTTTCCTTACCGATACGTTCAAGTTGGTATTCTTGAAATTAATGGAAAACCTGACTATCGCATCCAAAAAGTAGATTCCTACACTGGTCGATATAGGGACATGTATCTTCTAGATAATGAAATGCAACTTATGACTGCTATGGAGGATCATGACTACACCTGCTGGTTAGATCCTGATAGAGTCCCTGCTTATGTGAAAGACGATGATGAAGACATGGAGAGTCTCTAAAAACCCTGGTCGGTGATGAAATCCCCCTTTTTCAAAAATACTGATGTTCTAAGATACATTGGTAATATTCTTCTTCTATCAGGATATTTTGTTCTGTTATGGGGAGATCCAAAAACTGGATTACTTGTAAAGTGTATTGGAAATCTTTTTGTAATTCCTTTTGCACTCAAGTATAAGTTTTGGGACATTCTTATATTATGTGCTTTTTATGGTGCGATTGAAGTTCCAAAACTAATCCAATTATCCTTTCCTAATTTGTTTGTAAATTAGGTGGTGGAGTCAAAAGACCCATTGAGTTTCCAATCTCTCTTCAAAGGATTGGTGGTGCGGATGGGGTTACCCCGCCTAGGATTTAGTTATTACCTAGTTAAAAAAAATAACTTGGCGTGCATGTAAAGACCTTATAAGGAGAGTTGCATAAACTCTCCTTTTTTGCTATAATGATTAAAAACTCAGTCTCTTATGAAGGTTGCTTTAATAACTGGTATTACAGGGCAAGATGGGTCTTATCTTGCCGAACTGCTTTTAGAAAAGGGGTATAATGTGCATGGTATTATTCGAAGATCTTCTTTAATTAATACTGATCGTATTGATCATATTTACGATCAAATTAAACTTCATTACGGTGATCTAACTGATTCTACTAATCTTGTTAGAGTTATTCAGCAAGTTCAACCAGATGAAATATATAATCTAGGTGCCCAAAGTCACGTAAAAGTTTCTTTTGAGATGCCTGAGTACACTGGTATGGTTGATGGTCTTGGAACTCTTCGTATCCTTGAAGCAGTTCGTTTATTGGGAATGGAAAAGAAGACCAGAATCTATCAAGCATCTACATCTGAAATGTTTGGTAAAGTTCAGGAGATTCCTCAAAAAGAAACCACACCATTTTATCCTCGTTCACCCTATGGAGTTGCAAAAGTTTATGGATACTGGATTGTCAAAAACTACAGAGAATCTTATGGACTACATGCAAGTTCTGGAATTCTTTTCAATCACGAATCCCCTAGAAGAGGAGAAACTTTTGTCACAAGAAAAATCACTCGCGGACTATCACGCATTTCAGTTGGCCAACAAGATATACTATATCTCGGCAATCTGAATGCAAAGCGTGATTGGGGACACGCTAAAGATTATGTTGAAGCAATGTGGTTGATGTTACAGCAGGACAAACCTGATGATTTTGTGATTTCTACCGGAGTTCAGCATTCTGTGCGTGAGTTTGTAGAAGAAGCAGCACCATATTTTGGAATGAAAATTGATTGGCAAGGTGAAGGACTTGATGAAGTTGGTATTGATATACTTACTAAAAGAGAGGTCATAAAAGTTAGTCCTAAATATTTCCGACCTGCTGAAGTAGAGACCTTATTAGGTGATGCCACTAAGGCAAAGGAAAAATTAGGTTGGGAACCTAAGATTTCATTTAAACAATTAGTTGAGGACATGTGCATTTATGGACAATAAAATTAATCAAATTAACAAATGTAGAGTTTGTGGTAATGAAAAATTTGATGTTGTTTTGGATCTAGGAAATCAATATCTTTCTGGATTTTTCCCCAAAAAAATTGATATTGAGTGCTATAAAGGTCCTCTTACACTAATAAAATGTGATGAAACAGTTGGTGGATGTGGGCACGTTCAATTAGAGCACACCTTTGACCTACCTACAATGTATGGAGATGATTATGGGTATCGCTCTGGTCTTAATGGTAGTATGGTTAAACACTTAAAAAGAAAGTGTGAAAAAATTTGTGAGTTTTTGACGTTCGATGACAATGATATTGTTATCGATATTGCAGGAAATGATGGAACATTTCTTGGATTTTTTCCGAAAAATTTGAGATTGGTAAGTATCGATCCAACATCAAAGAAGTTCTCAAAATACTTTGCATCTAATGTAAATTATATTCCAGATTTTTTCTCTGAAAAAAAATATAAAAATTATTTTGGTGATGAGAAGGCAAAATTAGTTACCTCATTCTCAATGTTCTATGACCTTGAGGATCCATGTCAGTTTGCAAGAGAAGTTAATAATATTTTGAATCCGGATACTGGTATTTGGGTTTTAGAGCAAAGTTATATGCCAGAAATGTTGAGAGTTAACTCTTTTGATACAGTATGTCATGAGCATCTCTCATATTATGGTATGAGGCAGCTGAAATACATTATGGATCAATCTGAATTTAAAATAATTGACTTTGAATTTAATGATGTGAATGGTGGAAGTATTTCAGTTATTGTGGCGAATAAAAATAGTGTTTATGAAGAATGTAGTGATAAACTTAATGCTTTACTTCAAGAAGAACTTGATCTAGAATTAGATACATTAAAACCTTGGAGAGAATTTGAAAGTAGGATTAATGAATGTAGAATTAAATTTTTAGATATAATTTCCGACCTTAAAAAAGAAGGTTTAAAAGTAGCTGCTCTTGGTGCAAGTACAAAAGGTAATGTAACTCTTCAGACCTGGAAATTAAATGATATTGAAGTTATTGGAGATGTTAATCCTGATAAACATGGAGCTTATACTCCAGGAACTTGGATCCCCATTAAGGATGAAGATGAAGTTTTAAATGATTATGATGTTTTTGTAATTCTTCCTTGGCATTTTAGAAACTTTTTTATTAATAATGAAAAGTTTAAAGGTAAAAAATTATTGTTTCCACTTCCAAATCCTGAATTAATTACTGTATCATGAACATAAACTCTAAAATTTTTGTTGCTGGGCATCGTGGTCTTGTTGGATCTGCTATTGTTAGAACTCTTCAAGATAGAGGTTACACTAATATTGTTACTAAAACTAGAAATGAAATTGATTTAATTAATCAATCGCAGGTTGAAGAATTTTTTAAAACTGAACAAATTGATTATGTTTTTGATGCCGCTGCAAGAGTTGGTGGCATTCATGCCAATGATACTTATTCCGCTGAGTTTATATATCAGAACATTCAAATTCAATCTAACTTAATTCATTACGCATGGAAATATGGGGTAGAAAAGTTTTTGTTTCTTGGTTCGGTTTGCATTTATCCTAAGTATGCTGAAGTTCCTGTAAAAGAAGAATCTCTTCTTACTGGATATCTTGAACCAACTAATGATGCTTATGCTGTTGCAAAAATTTCTGGAATTAAAATGCTTCAAGCATACAATAAGCAATATGGTTTTAAAGGTGTATCACTGATGCCGTCCAATCTTTACGGTATTGGTGACAACTTTCATCCCGATAATGGTCATGTTATTCCAGCAATGATGACCAAGTTTAGCAACTCTAATGGTAAGACTGTTACGTTTTGGGGTGATGGAACACCAATGAGAGAATTTTTATATTCAGATGATCTTGCAGATGCATGTCTATTTGCAATGGATCATTTTGAAAATGGAGAACTTATTAATGTTGGTTCTGGAGAAAATGTAAGTATTAAGGATTTGGCAAAAATTGTTGGGAATGTAGTGGGATATACTGGAGACATTGAATGGGATACTTCTCGTCCAAATGGAACTCCAAATCGTCCATTGGATTATTCAAAAATCACCAAACTTGGATGGAAACCAAAGTATACTTTATGTGATGGATTGAAAAAAACCTATCAGTGGTTTATAGAAAACACCCGCTATGATTCTTCAAAGTAATGAAATTTTCTTCTGGATTGTCTGGATGTAAAATAGAACTTTTAGACAATAAAATCGTTAGAAAATATTCTTCGGATGCAACCTATAATTCTAGGTTGCATCTGCAAATTGATAAGCAAAATTTTTTTTCAAATTTAGTTTTTAAAAATATTGATACTCCAAAAATTTTAAATGCAAAACAAGAGGAGTTGCATTATTTTGATATGGAGTATATACCTGGAAAATCTTTTTATGAGTATTTTTCAGTTGCTAGTAATTTAGATGTTAAATTTGTTTTAGAAACCTTATTTGAGTATTTTGATAGTTTAATCGATAATCATAAAACTGCTAATGTTCAGTCTAATATATTAAAAAAAATTAGTTTATTAAAAGATAATACAAATTATAATAGTTATTTGTCTTATTTAGAAAATTATGTAAATAATCAAAAAATTATTATTCCAAAAACTTTTTGCCACGGAGATTTGACTTTTAATAATATTATTTTTCATAAGAAAAGACTATTTTTTATAGACTTTTTAGACTCCTATATTGATAGTTTTTTATGTGATTTAATAAAGTTAAAGCAAGATTTATTTTATCTTTGGAGCCTTACAATAGAAAATAAAAAATCTACTAGAGTTTATCAGATATATTCTTATATTTGGAAAAAAGTTGAAAACAGATATTGTGAATACACCAATCATATAAATTTTGACATTATTGACGCGATTAATCTTTTAAGATTAGAACCATACTTGACTAATCAACACCAAAGAAGTATACTGAATAAAATAATAAAAAATACGAAATTATATGAGAAGTTTGATTATACCAATGGCAGGGAAATCGAGTAGATTTCCAAACATGAGACCAAAATGGATGTTAACACATCCCATGTCAAATCGTTTTATGGCAACGGAGTCTATTCTTGGATTAAACCTAGATTTTTTTGATAAAATATATTTTATTTGCCTAGAAGAGCACGAAGAACAATATTCTTTTTCTCATGGATTTCAAACAGAACTTGAATCTTTAAATTTGCAAAATAAGTCAGAAATCTTTTTTTTAAAAAACCAAACAAGTTCTCAGTCAGAAACAGTTTATAATTTTTTAGTTCAAAGTAATATCGAAGGTTTTATTTTCATTAAAGACTCTGATGGATATTATGAGTGCAACCTTGAGAATGAAAATAATCAAGTTGCATTTTTTGATTTAAATGATATGGACAATATTAATGCTAGAACTAAAAGTTATATTGAATTTGATATTAATGATATTATTACAAATATTGTAGAGAAAAAGGTTATTAGTTCTACATTTTCTGTTGGTGGATATGGGTTTTCATCAGCAGTAGAGTTTTGTAAAACGTATGAGAAATTTAAAAATGTTGAAGAGGAGTGTTATATTAGTCATATTATTTTTGATATGATTTTATCAGGGTCTCTTTTTTATGGTATAAAAACAAAAAACTTTAAAGACTGGGGAACTATAGATTCTTGGAATCTATATAAAAGTCAATACAAATGTTTATTTGTCGATATTGATGGGACACTTGTTACTAATTCCTCAATTCATTTTCCACCTTATGTTGGGTCAGGAATTCCCATTGAGGAAAATATTTCTTTTTTGAGAGAAATGTATAAGTCTGGGAAAGTTAAAATCATTCTTACTACAAGTAGACCAGAATATCTTAAGGACGTTACTATTTTGGAAATGAAAGATAAGGGTATCCCATACGACCATTTGGTAATGGGATTGCCACATTGTCAAAGAGTTTTAATTAATGATTTTGCCAAAAGTAATCCTTATCCATCTTGTTCTGCAATTAACATTACGAGAAATTCAAACCAACTGAGAGAGTATTTTAAATGAAAATATTAATTACTGGCGCTGCAGGGCAAATTGGATCTGGACTAGCAAAGTTACTTTTAGAAAAAAATCATGAGTTGTTGTTAGTTGATAATTTAAGAAATGGTCATAAAAGTAATCTATTAAATAATAATGAATTTATTGCCCCATTTGTAGAAGTAGATATTACTTCACCAGAGTTTTTTAGTAAGTGTGAAGGAAAATACGATTCTATCATTCATTTGGCTGCTATTACATCTCTTCCAGACTGTGAAACAAACCCATACGAAACTATATCTATTAATGTTGGTGGAACAAGTAACGTTTTGGAATTTGCAAGAAAAAATAATGTTCCGCATGTAATTTTTGCTAGCACTAGTGCTGTTTACGAAAATTCAAATGCCGAAATTTTTACTGAAGATTTGGAAATTAATCCAACTCTTTACTATTGCCTATCAAAAAAGATGGCTGAAGATTTGGTAAATTCATATAGGGAAAATTATAATCTTAAAGTTACGACATTAAGATTCTTTAATGTTTTTGGTCCAGATGGAGATCATACTCGCCTCCATCCACCTCTAATTAATTTCTTAGTTCGTGAATTTAAAAAAGGAGTTTCTCCACAATTGAGTGGAGATGGAACACAAACTAGAGATTTTATATGGGTAAATGATGTTGTTTCTATGCTCGATATCTGTCTAGATAAAAAACCAAATGATACATTCAATGTTTGCACTGGACAAGTCATCAGTATAAATCAAATGGGTCAGTGGGTTGCAGAAGCTTTGGGCTGCGAACATATTGGATTATCATATAAACCACCACAAGAACTATGGAGTAGATACCCACAATTGTTTGATGGTAGTTATCCATTGAATAAAGAAGTGGTTTCTACAGAGACTACTAGACCTTCTAAAGGATCTTATCAAAAAGCAAAAGATTTATTGGGATGGGAACCTAATTTGAATATTGAAAGTCTTGTAAAAAAAGTGTCCAAGGAGATTGTAATATGAGAATTGCTTTATGTTTATCTGGTCAACCAAGATTTATTGACGAGGTTGCACCTTATATTATTGCTAATGTTTGTCAGGGATATCAAGTTGATGTATTTGCTCATATATGGTTTGATGAAGAACTTTTGAATAATCCTTATAAGCATGAGGGTAATTGGTCTAGTCAAAGACTTAAACCTAGTGCTGTTGAAGATTTATTACAAATATACAAACCAGTTTCTTATATTGTTGAACCTAGTAAAAAATTTATTGATAATCAAATTCATTTTGAAACTTCTTTCAAAAGATATTGGACTTGGGGTGAACCTGGAATAGAGTTTAGGAATAGAATTATTAACAATACTCTTTCTTACTTTTATGGATTGAATCAAGTTAATAACTTGAAAAAGGTACATGAATATGCAAATGGATTTAAATATGACTGGGTTGTTAGATGTAGAACAGACACAATTTTACACACTAAAATAAATTATGAAAACTATGATCAAAATGTCATTAATTTCTCTGGTTTGTCAAATCAACCAGATGGTATGATTAATGACTGGTTTGATTTTGGTGGGTCTAAGGTTATGGATGCCTTTATGAGTTTGTTTCCTGTTTTTGATCTTGTTATGGATAAATGTTTGAAAGAAAATGATATGGCATTTTGTCCGGAGTTGCTACATAGAAAGATGATTGATTGTTTTAATATTAATATTCAACCACACCCAATTCATATAACGTTACCAAGATTTTAAATGTATTTTATTACTTTTATTACTGAAGGATACCCGTATGATGGAGGTTTCGATTTAACAGAAACTGGAAATAAAATTAAAGAGAAACTTTCGGATTTTTTTGAAGAGGTATTTATTTTTACAAAAAGAACTTTAAAACAAATTCCTGGTAGTGAAGAAGTTTGCAATTCTTTTCTAGAACCTCTTGATAATAATCCAAATGCAAATCATATCGGATATTTTGACTTTAAACCATTTTTAATTCAACATGTTTTAACAAAAGTTCCAGAGGGAAGTCTTGTTTTATATCATGATGGTAATTTTAAAAAGAATCCACATTACTTTGATACAGACTGGAAAAACATTTCTTCTATTTGTGAAAATCTATTGGAGGAAAACCAATCTGACTTTTGGGTTCAGATAGAAAGAGATCCAACTTTAGTGAAAGAGCATGTTAAACAATATACTCTTTCTCAAGTTATATCTAATGAAAATGAATGCCGCTTAGCTTCTAATTCTAGACTCATAAATGCGGCTAGAATTTTAGTTAGAAATACTAATTCATCTAAGCAGTTTATTCAAGATTATCTAAATTTGTGTTTAGATAAAAAATTAATTCAAAAAACACCAGATGATAATAGAGACGTTTATGCGAAAAACTATTGTGGAGATCAAGATGTATTAAATGCGTTAGTTTATAAGTATATTTTTGATGGAAAGATAATTCCAGAATTTCCCAAATATACTTTTGGTGATAGAGTTATCAGAATGGAAAAAATTAAAGGTCAAGATGGTATTATTCGTGGAGGTAGGAAAACATTAATTGATAATAATATAGTAGAATATATGAAGTCAAATAAAACTATATTAAATATTGAGGAGAGAATACCCTTAAATCCGCAACAGTTTCAAGAGTGGTGGAATAGTGAGTTTAAAATATGAAAAAATTCGCAGTTTGTTTTTCGGGATATCCAAGATTCGTGAGAGAGTGTTTGGATAGTATTAAAAAAAATTTTTTAGATGGGTTGGGTGAATATGATGTTTATGCTAATTTTCAATGGAATGATGATTGGCAGAATACTTTAATACATCATGAATTTACAGACAAGTACGAAAAAAATGAATTGAGTGAATTCATTGAATTATATTCTCCATTAAATCTTAAAGATGTAAAAGTAATTCAACCATATAATTTTGACACTTCATTTTACAATAAATTATCTGCTGAACCAGATATGGTTTTTGAAACAATTGAGAAAAGTAGAAGTCAATTTTATAGATCTAAATGTCAGTATCAAGGAATTTTGGATTGTGTTAAATTAGTTGATCCTAATGAATACGAGTTTATTGTAAGAATTAGAACTGATAATATTTTTGGTACTGAATTAAATTTCAGTCAGTTAGAATCGGATCATATTCTTTGTCAAGATGGATATGAAGCTGGTTGGGATAGACATTATGCTGATTGGTTTTTTATTGTTCCAACTAGTCAAGTTAATTTCTTTTATGACTTAGCAAATGTGGAAGAACATTATAAAGATGGAATTATACATATGCATAAACTTATAGAAAATGTTGGAAAACCATATAATATTCAACATTATCAATTTAATATAACCACTACATCAATTTGTAGTTATAAAAATACTAAAAATTTTTTGGAGATTAAAAGATGAAAATTATTATCTGGGGTTTTTATCCTGAAAATGGAGTTTTGAAAAATACAATCAGTTACGTTTGGAATTCTTTTTATAATGCATTTAAGTATTTGGGTCATGATGTTTACTGGTTTCCAAATGAAAAAATAGAAAATTTTGATTTTTCTAATTGTATTTTTATTGCAGAGGGATATGATGATTCAGAAATTCCTTTAGATAAGACTTCTACTTATTTTGTTCATTGTGCTTATAACCCAGCGAAATATGTTGGCAATGTTCGTAAGTTTGTTGATATGAGATACAATCTCAAAAAGATTGATCATCCCAATTATGTTTATGAACTTGATAGGGAAAAAACAAAAATGGACAAGGGATGTTATTATGAACCATCTACTAATCAAGTCATTGATTTTAAAAATGGTAGAGTAAATTATAGAATTGATGATTTTGATAAAGTTTATATTGGTTGGGCGACAAATTTAATGCCAAATGAAATAGATGAAAATGATGTTTATTATCCTAGAAGTAACAATGTTTATTTTCTCGGTTCAATATCAAATGATGGAAGATATTCCAATATTCATTTAATTGAAGAGTTTGCAAATGAATGTAGAAAAAATGGTATTGAATTTATTTTAAATAACTTTTCAAACAATCAATTATCTGAAGAGGATTACATTCGATTATCAAAGGAATCATTACTAGGATTTGATATTAGATGCCAAGCTGATGTAGAATGGGGAAGAATTTCTTGCAGATTATATAAAAATATGAGTTATGGTCATCTTGGAATGACTAACTGCTATGAGGCATATAAAGAACTTGACGAATATTGCTTATATAAAGAATCTCCAACGGAGTTATTTTATGCCGCGATGGAAAGAAAGGATGATTATGAGTTTATTAAGCAAAGTGTTAACTACATTAAAGAATATCATACTTATGTCAATCGAGCCCAAAGTCTTTTAAAGGTATTATGAAATTAGCTATCTGTTTGTCTGGTCAACCAAGAGATGTAAAAAATAGTTTAAAGAATATTAAAGAATCCTGGTCATACGATCAGGATGTTGATTTCTTTTTTCATAGTTGGTGGGGTGTAGAAGGAGTTCCATTTAGAGATGATGCACCATCTGATGTTTATACTGATGATTTGTTTGACTATATCATCACTACTCTAAATCCAGTTCACTACAAAATTGAAAATCCAATACAGTTTGAAAAACAATATCCAGATTCCGCTCATTGGGGTTGCTATCATCCTAGATTTAATAGAAATCCATCTCAAAATATTCAATCAATGTTTTACTCTTTAAATCAATGTAATAATTTAAAAGTTGAATATGAAATAAAAAATAACTTCAAATATGATGCCGTTTTGAAGTGTAGATTTGATTATATTTTTAATAAAAAATATGATGTTAAAAATTTTAATTTAAAATATTTGAATACAAAAAATGATTGTAAGCATACGGAATATGCAATCAACGATCATATTGCATTATCAAATAGTGATAATATGAATATGTATTCTGATGTTATTCACCATCTTGACAAATACTATGGGATGGGTGTAGAATTTAACCCAGAGGTTCTTCTGGGATTTCATGTTTACCATAATCAAATTCCAGTTGCTAAAACTTTGGGGGATAATGACGAATCTTATGTATCTACAAAAAATGAAAGGTCTTTTATGTATTCAAATGGGTAATAATTAATATGAAATCATTAGTTACTGGCGGTGCGGGATTTATTGGTTCTAACCTAGTTGATCGTCTTCTAGAAATGGGACACGAAGTAGTTGTAATTGATAATGAATTTTCTGATGTCCACGATCAGTTTTATTGGAATGATAAAGCGCAAAACTATAAGTATGATATTCGTGACTATGGAAATACTCGCCCTCTTTATGATGGTGTAGATTATGTGTTTCATCTTGCTGCTGAAGCGCGTATTCAACCAGCAATTAAAAATCCTATAGAAGCAGTTAGTATTAACTCAGTAGGCACTGTGACTGTTCTTCAATGTGCTCGTGAGGCAGGTGTGAAGCGTGTAATGTATTCTTCAACATCATCTGCTTATGGATTGAATTCGCATCCAAACGTTGAGACACAACCAGATGATTGTTTGAACCCATATTCAGTATCTAAAGTGAATGGTGAAAAACTGTGTAAAATGTATACAGATCTTTTTAATCTCCCTACAATTTGCTTTAGATATTTTAATGTTTATGGTGAAAGGCAACCTCTTAAAGGGCAGTATGCTCCTGTAATTGGTATTTTTATGCGTCAAAGGGATGCTGGGGAATCTCTCACAATTGTTGGGGATGGTAATCAACGCAGAGATTTTACTCACGTTTCTGACGTGGTTAACGCAAATATTTTAGCAGCAATTTCAAATCCAAATCCAGAAGTTTTTGGTCAAGTTTTTAATGTTGGAACTGGAAGAAATCACTCAGTTAATGAGATTGCTGCAATGATTTCTGATCATACTGTTCACCTTCCAGAACGTCCTGGCGAATCAAGGGTGACTCTTGCAGACAATCAAAAACTTAAAAACACTTTTGGATGGGAACCAAAAATTAAAGTTGAAGAATGGATAGGTAATTGTAAATGAACATCGCTTTTATTGGACCTGGAATTATGTCTATCCCTCCAGTTGGATGGGGTGCAGTTGAAATGTTAATCTGGGATTATGCAAATATACTAGGAGAACTTGGGCATACTGGTGTAATTATTAATACACCAGATAGAAATCAAATTATTGAAGAACTAAAACAAGATAAGTTTGATGTTATTCATCTACATTATGATGTTTTTCATGATATTATTCCTCAAATTTTAGAATTAAATAATGGAAAATTAATCGTATCTAGTCATTACCCGTATATTGGCAATCAGTCTATGTGGAAATATGATAGATATAATTCAATTGTAGAATCTTATACTAAAAATAAAGAGTTTAACATTTTTGCATCTAGTCAAAATGATATTGATGTTTTTGTTGAGAATGGTGCAGTTGAATCTAATTGTTGGTTAAATCGTCTTGGTGTTGCTGTTGAATCTTATACATATGAAGAAACACCGGTTTATAATAAGACTTTATGTTTTTCTCAAATTTGTGATCGTAAGCGCCAATACCTAATTGAAAATATTGAAGATATTGATTTTGTTGGTAGGAGAGAAAATGGGAGATTTACAAATCTTAAAAATTATAAAGGAGAGTATGATAGAGAAAAACTTAACCAAGAAATTACAAAATATTCAAACTTTATTTTATTGAGTTCTACAGAAAATACAACGCCTCTTGTAGTTAAAGAGGCATTGATTTGTGGTTTGGGTGTTGTAGTTTCGGAGTCTGTTTCTCTGGAACTTGATTTGTCTGAAGAATTTATTGATGTAATTCCTGAAAATAAAATTGAAGATATTGATTACATTATTGAAGTAATATCAAGAAATAAAAAATATTCTGTAAAACACCGAGATCAAATTAGAAAGTATGGTATTGAAAAATTTAGTTTAGAAAAAATTATTGAGATTGAATATATTTCAAAATTACAATCATTAATAAGTTAATATGAAAATAAGTATCATTGGACCAAATACTCAAATACCTCCAGTAGGATGGGGTGCAGTCGAAAGTTTGATATGGGACTATAAAATATTTTTAGAAAAAATGGGTCATGAGATTCAAATCGTCAATATTAATGATCCCATAAAAATTATAGAAACAATCAATAGATTTAATCCCGATTTTGTTCATATTAATTATGATGATTGGGTTGGTCTATATCCATACATTAATTATCCTTGTGCTTGCACTACTCATTTTGCTTATCTAGAAAGACCGGAAATGATGGGTGGATATATTAATATCTTTAATCTCTTTGAAAATATTAAACCCAATGTTTTTTGTTTATCCGAATCAATTAAAGAAGTTTATAAAACTAAAGCAGATATTCCGAGTCATAGATTATTTGTAACTCCAAATGGTGTAAATACAGATGCGTTTGAATTTACTTTAAATCCAGAGTATCCTGATCGTAGCATTTATCTGGCAAAAATAGATTATCGCAAACGTCAATATAAATTTCAAGATATTGATACAATATGGTATGCTGGTAATATTGCAGATTCTAGGTTTGATACATCTAAAAATTATCTTGGTGAGTGGAGTAAAGAAGTACTACATAAAAACCTTACTCAATATGGGAATCTAATTCTTTTGTCTGATGGAGAGGCGCACCCTTTAGTTTGTATGGAGGCATTTGCTGCTGGTTTGGGTGTAGTTATAAGTGAGTATGCAACCGCAAATTTAGATCAAAGCAAAGAATTTATTACAGTTATTCCTGAAGATAAGATTGATGATGTAAAATATATTGAAGAACAAATTAATAAAAATAGAAATTATTCAGTTAAACATAGACAAGAAATTTTAGAATATTCTAAACAATTTTCTTGGGAGTACATTTTATCAACTTATTTTATTCCAATGGTAGAAAAAGTAATTGCTAATCACAATGATACGAAGAAAAAAATTGCCATTAACTTTATAGGAACTGGAAGTTATCTTAAATTTTTTCCAAAATATTATGAAACAATAATGGAATACTTTGTTCCAGAATGTGAAAAAGATTTTTTTGTTTTTACTGATGGGGAACTCGGTGATGATATTCCAGATAATATAAAAATCATTCCAACAATTGAGGAATTTGAAGTAGAAACATCTGATTATTCTTCCAATAATTGGTATAACCTAATGTATAATAGTGTTGGTGGGTTGCGTAGATTTGGTGAAATTAAAAAAATTCAATCTCAACTTCAAGAATATGATTGGTACATTTACTTTGATGCTGATATGTATTGTTGTTCGGAAGTTATATCATATCAAGACTTCTTTAATAATGATAAACCATTCTTTGGTGTCCAACATCCAACATATAGTTCTAATTGGAGAGGATTTAATGGATATCTTCCTTTTGAAAGAAATTCAAAATCATTATCTTGCGTGAATCCTGATGAAGAAATAGATGATGTTTATCTTCAGGGTTGTATTTGGGGAGGTAAAATTCCTGAAATTTTTTCTTTGATTGATGAATTAGATTCTAGAATTAAAAAAGACTTGCAGAATAATGTTATGGCAGCAGCTCATGATGAAAGTCATTTAAATAGATATAGAATTGAAAACTATGATAAGTTTCATATTTTAAATTCTGCATTCGCAAAACCTGGAGATTACTCTGATGATGAGTTTAATTTTTCTGCTAAAATGATTCACTCACCATCTGATAAAAGACAAATTCTTATTTCGTAATAATAATGATCGGATTTAATTATCTTGGGCAATATGGTAGACTTGCCAACCAAATGTTTCAATATGCGGCACTAAGAGGCATTGCTGCATTTAAAAATTATGAGTTCTGTATTCCTCAAACTAACTATGGGGATAAATGGAAAGACAATAAATTATTTGATGTATTTGAACTATCTGGTTTGCAGCATATTGGATACTCGCCAAACAAATTTTATGAAGAAAAACAATTTCATTATGATGAAAACTATGTACTAAACTGCCCAGATAATGTAAGTATTCATGGATATTTTCAATCTGAAAAATACTTTAAGCATATAGAAGATCAAATTAGAAAAGACTTTACATTTAAAGAGTATATCTTAGAACCATGTTCTAAAAATTTTGATTTTGATGAAATTATTTCACTTCATGTAAGGAGAACTGATTATGTGTCTAATTCTATAAATCATCCGCCATGTAGTCTAGAATATTATGAACGAGCTCTTAAGCACTTCAATGATCAGATACCAGTAATGATTTTTTCTGACGACGTGGATTGGTGCAAATCTCAGAAGATATTTTCATCAGATAGATTTTTAGTTTCCGAATCATATAATACTTACGTTGATTTGTGTTTGATGTCAATGTGTAAGTATCATATTATTGCTAATAGTTCTTTTAGTTGGTGGGGCGCTTGGTTGGCCAAATCGCAGAAAGTGATCGCCCCATTACAATGGTTTGGTACTGATGGAAACACATCAAAAAATCAAACAGATGATTTATATCTCAATGGATGGACTAAAATATGAATTCAAAAATTAATTTATCTAATTCTACATTTATGATTCCTATCAGACTTGATTCTGATGATAGGATAAGAAATATAATTACTGTTGTATGCTTTTTATTGAAAACATTTGATACGAGTGTTCTTATTAAAGAAGTAGATTCTGAAAAATTATTTGAAAAGTATGCTCTGCCTCAAATTGAAGAGTTTTTAGGTGAAGATGTAAAAAATTTAACATACTTATTTGAACAGTCTGAAGATCCTATTTTTTATAGGATGAGAATATTAAATGAAATGATTTGTAAATCAACTACTGAAATTGTAGTTAATTATGATTGTGATGTTTTACTTAAACCTGAGACTTATCAGAAATCTTGTGAAATGATACTAAATCAAAAATATGATTTGGTATATCCTTACGGGTTTGGAAATTATCAAAAACAAGTATTTGCAGATGATGAGATTGTTACAAACTTTTTAGTTAACGATTTTGACTTCGCTTTTTTGGAAAATAATTCCAAAGAATATGACGCACAATATGGTCACGTTCAGTTTTTCAATAGACAGGTTTATATTGATGGTGGAATGGAAAATGAAAATTTTATATCTTGGTCTCCAGAAGATAAGGAAAGATTTTTTAGGTTTAATAAACTAGGATATAAAGTTGGTAGAATATGTGATTATGTTTATCATTTAGAACATTCTAGAGGACATAACTCAAGTTTTAATAATCCATATTTACAAAAGAATTTTGAACTTTGGAGTTATCTTGAAAAATTGGATAAAAGAAAACTTAAGAATTATTATAGTAATCAGAAATATCTAAAAAAATACTCATGTTATAATAGTAATATTTGAATTGAAAAATGGATAAAAACAAATCTGCTTACAAACTTAAAAATATTGGTCCAATTTATTATCTTAATCTAGATGGACAACCGGAAAGAAAAGAATATATGGAATCTCAATTTAAATATTGGGAGATTGAGAATTACGAAAGGATATCCGCGTTTGATGGTAGAACTGATGATCTTAGCGATATTATTAAGGGTCGTTATCCAGAAAACATGACTTCTGGTGAGATAGGTTGTACTACCTCTCACTTAAAAGCAATTAAGCATTGGTACGATACATCTGATTCTCCATATGCAATTATTATGGAAGATGATGTAGATCTACAGATTGCAAGGTTTTGGAATTTTACATGGGCAGATTTTGTTTCTAAAATTCCTTATGATTGGGATGTAGTTCAACTTGCGATTATTTGCACTGGTAACTTACATGTAAAACTCCATAAGAGATTTGTAAATGATTTTTCTACCGCTGCTTATATAATAACTCGTCATCATGCTGAAAAACTTTTAAAATTCCATGTTCGTGATGGAAAATATAAACTGGATCAGGGAGTAAGACCAAGAGCTGTTGCTGATGATTTAATTTATAACTCAGGTAACACTTTTTCTATTCCATTATTTCTCTATCGAATTGAACTGGGATCTTCTATTCACCCAGAGCATATTGATATCTTTCATCGTAGCAGTCATGATGGATTGCTTCAGTTCTGGGAGAAGCAGGGTCATGATATGGGCATTGACGATTTGATGAATTATGATCCTTATCTTGGGAGGATAACCGAATCATCGGTTAATCAAAGTCAGTGAATCTTAACAAAATAAGCACAAATACTCACTAGGGGGCTTGACGCCCCTTTATTTTTGCTATATAATTGTGTTGTAAATCTTTACAAAAGATAATGACGGTTACAAAAAATGAGTTCGGGCAAATGAATATGTTTGCTAAAGAACCCTCAATGTATATGACCAAAGAGGATCTTGAGCGTTATGGTATTGAACCCTATGCTGAGAAAGCGGAGAAAATGAATGGACGCTGGGCAATGCTCGGTTTTATTGCTGCTATCGTTTCTTATGCTAGCACTGGTAAACTCTTCTTCGGCATCTTCTGATGACTGAAGCATTCTGGACAATCACGACTATTGCTTTTTTCGTGATTTTGGGTTATGCTGTAGATCAACTTTCAGAAACTTATTGAAATGACATTCAACGTTACACTTCAATCCCCTGACGGCGAAACCACTATTCAGTGTGCCGAAGATCAATATATTCTTGAAGCAGCAGAAGAGGCAGGAGTTGACCTTCCCTTCTCTTGTAAGGCAGGTGCTTGTTCTTCTTGTGCTGGTAAGGTAATCTCTGGTGAGATTGATAATGAAGAACAATCGTTCCTTGATGATGATCAAATGGCAGAAGGATTTGCACTTCTCTGTGTTGCTTATCCTAAGTCTGATTGCGTGATCCTTACTGAACAGGAAGAAAATCTGTGAGTGCTGGAATGCTTGGGCAATTCAATCTTGCCGTTCAAGAACTTGTAGAGTCTGGTGCTTGGGATAGAGATGTAGAACTAGAAGTCAAGATCGCAGGCACACTCAAAAGTGATAAGTTTATTGTGATTAAACCTATCAAAGAAAAATTGGTTTGTAATCCAAATCCAGAACTTAAACAACAACATTCTTATCAAGGAGAAAACAAATGAAAAATCTTTTTACTGAACGCGCTGAGCGTATTAATGGTTGGGCTGCAATGATTGGTATTGTTGCCGCTATGGGATCTTATCTCGCTACCGGGCAAATTGTGCCTGGTGTATTCTGATGTTCAATATTTTTAAGAAGAAAAAGACTGTGGAGGTTACTATGCGTAAAGAACAATATCAAGTTCCTGAAGTTCAATTTCAGTTTCGTGAGAATGGTGAGTTTGTAACTCGTACAACTTCAGAACTCTTCAATGGAAAGCGTGTGGTCATTTTTAGTCTGCCTGGTGCTTTCACTCCTACTTGCAGTGCCTATCAGTTACCTGGATTCGAAGAGAAATATGACGACTTTTTGGGTCTCGGCATCGATAATATTTACTGCATCTCTGTTAATGATGGGTTTGTGATGAACGCCTGGGCACAAGACCAGAATATCGAAAAGGTCACTCTTATCCCTGACGGAAATGCATATTTCACACGTTCTATGGGTATGCTCGTCAATAAGTCTAACCTTGGTTTCGGTCTTCGCTCTTGGCGTTATGCTGCAGTCGTGGATAACGGAATCGTCGAAAAACTATTCGTTGAAGTGGGGCAACGGGACAATGCAGACACCGACCCTTACGCAGCGACTACTCCAGAAGTGGTTTTTGAGTATGTGAAGACAACTGTGAGGGAAACCGCACAGGTCTGAAATAATATCAAACTCTGCCCTAAATACTGGGCAGAGTTTTTTAGTATTATGCCCAGGGGACACTTGACGAAGGATATCATAAAATGTGAAGTCCTTAAGATAAAAAATGAATTGGATAACGAGTGGATGAATCGATACGATACTGACCCAAAATGGTTAGCGCATCAGTACCTGAACAAAGTCCTGGACAAAATCGAAGAATACAGGGCTTGACGGGTCAGAAGGTCGGTGCTATACTAAATAGGTAAACAAATGTTACGGATTCCTAATAATTCGTAACATTGTAAACTCTCACTAACCGAGACCTATGGGGAGTATAAATTACGTCTCTCATACCCACAGTGGAGGGTGCTGTGGGAATAACGTATTATCCAGTTCCCCCTGGACTTTTACTTACCCTTTTACGAAAAAATGACTGCTACAATTTCACGTCAAAAATCACAATCAAATACTTGGGAACAGTTCTGCAACTGGGTTACTTCGACTGACAATCGCCTCTATGTGGGTTGGTTTGGCGTTCTGATGATCCCCTGCCTGCTTGCTGCTACCATTTGTTTCATCGTTGCCTTCATTGCCGCACCTCCTGTGGACATTGATGGTATCCGTGAACCCGTTGCTGGTTCACTCATGTACGGAAACAACATCATCTCTGGTGCTGTGATTCCTTCAAGCAACGCCATTGGTCTTCACTTCTATCCTATCTGGGAAGCTGCTTCCCTAGATGAGTGGCTTTACAACGGTGGTCCTTTCCAACTGGTTGTGTTCCACTTCCTGATTGGTATCTACGCCTACATGGGTCGTGAGTGGGAACTTTCCTACCGCCTGGGTATGCGTCCTTGGATCTGTGTTGCATACTCTGCACCTGTTGCTGCTGCTTCTGCAGTGTTCCTGGTCTATCCTTTCGGTCAAGGTTCTTTCTCTGATGCAATGCCTCTGGGTATCTCTGGTACTTTTAACTACATGCTTGTGTTCCAGGCAGAGCACAACATCCTGATGCACCCCTTCCACATGCTTGGAGTTGCTGGTGTCTTCGGTGGTTCTCTGTTCAGTGCTATGCACGGTTCTCTGGTTACTTCCTCGCTGGTTCGTGAAACCACTGAGAATGAGTCACAGAACTATGGTTACAAGTTCGGTCAGGAGGAGGAAACATACAATATAATTGCTGCTCACGGTTACTTTGGTCGTCTAATCTTCCAATACGCTTCATTCAATAACTCCCGTTCACTTCACTTCTTCTTAGCAGCCTGGCCCGTCGTGGGTATTTGGTTCACCGCTCTTGGTGTTTCCACGATGGCCTTCAATTTGAATGGCTTCAACTTTAATCAAAGTATCGTTGATAGTCAGGGCAAGGTAATCAACACTTGGGCTGATGTACTTAACCGTGCAGGACTGGGAATGGAAGTGATTTCTTAAATGTAGTCACCCTGGAATAGGAATATTCCTTGACGAAACTGGGTTAAACGGGGAAACTCTCAAGTAGACAATCCCGTACCAATCCGAAGAGGACATAGGTTCTTCGGCAGGTCTAACGACTAGGTAGTGAGTTCCAACAATAATCTACCCACGAATGCCCAGCATCCAGAACGGATGAAGAGATAGTCTGGTCTTACTGGCGACAGTAAGAAGTAAGAAATAAAGAGTTCTTACGGTAACAAAAACGGCATGAACGCAACGCTCGATTTGTGGGCGCCCTTGCCTGAAAAGACAAGGTAAACTTCGGATGAACTGCTGGAAACCCTAACGGGCAATCAGCATCCAAGCCCTAGACGCTTCTAGGGAAGGTTCAGAGACTAGGTGGTTTAGGGAGCGCCCTATGTAATACACCATTAGCGTCCGACACCTAACCTCATAAAGAGTATGGTGAAGATATAGTCCAAAATGGAAGCACAACTTCCCACTTGACCTTGCTGCTGCTTCTACTCAAGAAGTTGCTTTAACGGCACCGTCAATCGGTTGATATAAAAACCAAATAATGGTATAATGTTAAGGAAACTCTCACGAGTTTCCTTTTTTTATAATGTGAATGGATTGTTTAGAGATTTACAGAGATACAGAGAACAAACTGACGATAGGTAAAAGTATAAATACATAAAAAGTATCAATACAAATGAAAACTTTTAGAGAGTTTGTACTAGAGTGTGAGTTGGTTGAAGGTCTCCAACCACTTCCAAGAGAAAAGATGTTGAGGAAGATAAAAAAGAAATCCAGAGCAGCACAAGATGCTATGGATTTTAGGAGAGAAAATCAACCTTCTCATAAAGGAGAGAGTGGTGAAAGATTGAAAAATATGGTAAAAAGAAAAATTGAAAAAATATCACCACAGATAAAGAAAATGAAAACTAAAATGAGAACTCACGACCCTGTTGATAGTAGATTTAGAGAACTTGAAAATAGAGATAGGGGTGAAAAGAAATAGTTTTTGAGAGACCTGTGAAGGTCTCTTTATAGAATATCAAAAGGAATGGACCCAGACAAACCAATTGACCCGAGATATAATAAGTAAAAATCTCTATTGACTTCTTTATTATGGAGCCTTATAATAAATATTACAAATCGTTAAGGAGGATTGATGGTATCATCTACGCTTACAAAACCTATTCAACAAAAAGGTTGGTTTGATTTATTAGATGATTGGTTGAAAAGGGACAGATTTGTGTTTGTTGGATGGAGTGGATTACTACTATTCCCAACTGCTTACCTTGCTCTTGGTGGTTGGCTTACTGGGACGACTTTCGTTACGAGTTGGTATACTCACGGGTTGGCAAGTTCCTATCTTGAGGGTGCAAACTTTCTTACTGCGGCAGTTAGTACTCCAGCAGACGCTATGGGTCATTCTCTTCTTCTGCTCTGGGGTCCTGAGGCTCAAGGGGATATCGTCAGGTGGTTCCAACTTGGGGGACTCTGGACTTTTGTGGCGCTCCACGGGGCTTTCAGCTTAATCGGATTTATGCTTCGTCAGTTTGAGATTGCCCGTCTTGTAGGTATTCGTCCTTATAACGCAATCGCATTCTCTGGTCCTATCGCAGTATTCGTTTCTGTATTCCTGATGTATCCACTGGGGCAATCCAGTTGGTTCTTCGCACCTTCATTTGGTGTCGCAGCAATCTTCAGGTTCCTTCTGTTTCTTCAAGGTTTCCACAACTGGACCCTCAACCCCTTCCATATGATGGGAGTTGCTGGTATACTGGGTGGAGCATTACTCTGTGCGATTCATGGAGCAACAGTTGAAAACACCCTCTTCGAAGATAGTGACCAATCAAATACATTCAAGGCATTTGAACCAACCCAGGAGGAAGAGACCTATTCAATGGTTACTGCAAACCGCTTCTGGTCACAGATATTTGGCATTGCTTTTAGTAACAAGCGTTGGCTTCATTTTTTCATGTTGTTTGTTCCTGTTATGGGTCTCTGGGTGAGTTCAATCGGTATTATTGGTTTGGGATTGAACTTGAGAGCATATGAGTTTGTATCTCAAGAAATCCGTGCTGCTGAAGACCCTGAATATGAAACATTCACAACGAAGAATGTGTTATTAAATGACGGTATTCGTGCTTGGATGGCTACAGTTGATCAACCACACGAGTCGTTTGTCTTTCCAGAAGAGGTATTGCCTCGCGGAAATGCTCTTTGATTGTAAAGACCTCATATTTGGGGTCTTTTTATTTACATAGGACCCAAAATATGATATGATATAAATAATAATAGATATTCAAACTTGGGGTAATGGGATTAAATAGTAAATCAAAACCTTGCGGTGCTTTAGTTGGACAGAAGTTTGGTAAACTTACTGTCTTAAAAGAAGAAGTTATTTTTAAAAGTGGTAAAAGTAGAGTATATGCAACTTGTGAATGTGAGTGTGGGGGTAATAAAGTGTGTGAAAGATACGGACTTGTATCTGGGTCTACTACAAGTTGTGGTTGCGTTAGAAGAGAAACTACTATTGCTTTCAATAAAACTAAAATAAAACCACCTGGTTCAAAAAAAGAGGATGACAGAAGATACAATATGTTTCATAATGCTCAACACAGAGCAAAGAGAAAGGGTATTCCTTTCAATATAACTATAGATGATATTATTATTCCAGAAACCTGTCCTCTATTGGGAATACCTCTTGTATCAACTAATAATAAAAGAGATCCAAGAAATCCAAGTTTAGACCAAAAAGAACCAGGAAAAGGATATACCCCAGACAATATTTGGGTTATATCTTCAAGAGCAAACTGGATTAAATCAGACGCTTCCCTACAAGAACTTCAAATACTAGTAGAAAATCTTAAATCTTATTCACAAAAAGGAAACCCATTATGACCATACAGTATATTCTATACTTGGTTCTCTTTGTATTTGCTCTGATTGTGATTCTCAATGAGGATCACGATAATGACGATGATCAAGATGGGGGTATTTTACAACCTGTCTATTCACGAGGACAAAGTTAAAAATAAATAGAGGAGTTCTAAAAGGACTCCTTTTTTATGTTAACAATCCTCGCAGCATTCATAGCATTCGGAGTGTTCCTTTTCATAATGTCTTTGCTATAATACATACAACAGTTACTTCTTACTAATGAAAACCATAACACTTACAGAAGACCAAGTAAAACTTCTTGCCGATGCTGTATGGATGCGTCAAAGATGTTTTATTGCTGGTGACAAAAGATTTAAAGAATATGGAGAAATGTTAGAAGACATTCTTGGAGATCTTGAGTATACGCCATCAAGATATTGATTATGACTTACGATACAGTTTTTATTTCTGATGTTCATCTAGGAACACCACGATGTGATACAGAAAGATTCTATAATTTCATCAAAAATCTAAAAACTAAAAAGTTAGTAATGGTAGGTGATATTATAGACATCTACTGTATGGAAAAATATAATACTCGTTGGACAAAAGAACATACGGAGTGTGTCCATCAACTTCTAAATCTCGCTAAGAAAGGCACAGAAGTTGTTTACATTCTTGGAAATCACGAAGGACAGATTCGTCGGTATTGTGATTTCAAACATAAGAACTTTCGAATGGTTGATGAGTATATTCACGAAGACACAAATGGAAATAAGTTTCTCTGTGTTCATGGAGATAAGTATTCCGAATATTCTTCTGGGTCTTGGAAACAATTAGTATTCAACAAGGGTTATGAAATTATCACACCATTGAGTTTGTGGTTGGAAAGAGTTTTCAAATTCTCATTAGTCTATGCCTTGAAGAATAGTGTAAGAGGAAAAAATTATATCAATCAATATGAGACTGATATTGCTTCTTACTGTGCTCAAAGAGATAAGAAGTATTCTGGTGTGATTTGTGGGCATATACATTCTGCAAATATTCGCAACTTTGGTAAAATCACTTATATGTGTTGTGGAGACTTTGTGGATACTTGCTCTGCGATTGTGGAAAAAAATGGAATTTACTCACTTGAAAAATATAAATGATTAGTTCTGAAACTCCACATAAACTCGCAGAAATTATCAGGGATACCTTTCCAAACCTTTACAGAAAACCACAAGTATCTTATAATAATCAAAAGACTTTAGATAATGAACGAATACTGGATTGTAACCGAAAATAAAACTGGAAGAGTCATCGCACACTGTGGTGATATTAACGATGCGATTATGATGGTAGGATTTGACCCCCATAACCGATCTTACAGTAGGCATCGTTTTATTATGGATCAAGTGATTGATATTACTTCAACAACTGATAAGCAACTTCCTGGTCAGATTGGATTACCTGCTGGAAAAGTAAATCAAATTAATCCAGAAGTAATTCGTCTCAATGAGGGTCAAGGGCAACCGGTAATTGTATGAATCACCGTAAACATAAACAAGCAGAAAATCTGAAGAAAAAAGTGTACACGCCAGAAGGATACATCAAAGATCCCCCTGATGTAGTGTGCCCCCATTGTGGTCAGAAAGGTAAGGCTTGTTCTTATGTGAATAGTTTAAGTCGTGCTTGGGCAAGAAGTGCTTGTAAGAAGATAAATAATCCTAAGTCGCAGTAACTTATGGGACCTCTACACTCTCCAAAAGAATACTTGTTTCAGTTACAAGCAACAAGTTCTGGGGAGGCGAAACGATTGTGGAGGCAACATATAAAAGAACAATGGAATCATCAATGTGCTTATTGTGGGTCGGAGGAGAGACTCACAATTGATCACATTCTTCCTCAGTCAAAAGGTGGTGCAGACGTTACAAAAAACGTAGTATGCTGCTGTCATGATTGTAATCAGTCTAAGGGGCATGAGCACTGGAAACTGTGGTATGTTCAGCAAGATTTTTATAGTGAAGAAAGATTTGATAAGATTGAAGAATGGATGAAACCAGAACCACCAACTAACTTATTCTCTTATCGTCCAAGAAGGAATAATTGTACTTGAATAAATAAATGAAAGTGGTAGATACTGCTTTTTCTGGTAAATACCGAATGCGATAAATGTCCACTCCGATCAGGATTAAACGATCTGCTGTTCCTGGTAAAAGACCAACTGCAGACCAATTATTAAGTGCAGAATTAGCTTACAACACGTATGATGGTGAGTTAACTGCTAAAAGAGAGCGTCCTGGAATTGGAACAGATATTGTTCGTATCGGTGCAGGTGCAACAGTTACAAATGTTATCTATGTCACAAAAGACGGAAGCGACACAAACACAGGACTTAAACTCGGAGACGCAAAAGGAACCATCGCAGGAGCAGTTGCAATCTCAACAGCAGGTTCCGTTATTAGAGTTAGTGCTGGATCTTATGTAGAGAACAATCCAATCGCACTACCAGATCAAGTCAGTATTGTTGGTGATAGTTTAAGAGAAGTCTCAGTTACTCCACAAAATCAAGGAGACCTTTTTTATGTTGGGAATGGAAACTATATTGCAGAAATGGCATTTGTAGGATCTGCAAATACAGGTGCCATTTTTGCATTCAATCCTAACAAACCAGTCTTTAATAATCAATCACCTTATATTCAAAATTGCACTAATTTTATTCCAGATAGTATTGGAATGAAAATCGATGGTCGTTATTCAATCGGACCAACTAAGTCAATGGTTCTTGACTCTTATACCCAATATAATCAAGGTGGTATTGGAGTTTCAATTACGAATGAGGGATATGCTCAGTTAGTTTCACTCTTTACAATTTGTCCAGACACTGCAGTTTTTTGTGGAACTGGTGGCGCTTGTGATCTTACAAACTCAAACGCATCATTTGGTAATTATGGTCTTGTTTCTGATGGTATTGGACCAAGAAAGTATACTGGTATTGTAACACAAACTGCAGAAGCAAATAGTGATACATTTGTTTTGGATCTTTCCGTTCAACCCGTATCAATTTCAACAGCATCTTATTCTAATACAACTGGTTTAACGACAATTACAACATCAGCACCCCATGGTTTTGATGTTGGGATGGGAGTGACGATTAAGAATTTAGCATTTCTTTGCCCATCAACGGGAGATCCACCAGATATACCTGTAAGAGCAATTAGTAACGCTGTCTATGATAATGTAAGTGGAATTGCTACAATTACTACTGTAGTTTCAAATCATAGATTTAGTGTTGGTATGGGTGTAAGTCTTGCTGGACTCGGATTTACTTGCCCATCCGGTCCAGGAACTTTAACTTATCCTAGCGGTAAGGAAGGATATGTTTTTGAAGTTGAAAGTATTCCCGCATCGAATCAATTCACTGTAAATGTAGGAACATCAACTCTACCACATACTTATGTTTCTGGTGGTACTGCAACATTTATGGGATATGTATTCCCGAGTGGAAATTATGGAAACGTATTTGAAGTTCAGTCAGTTATTAGTCCTACTTCCTTTACAGTTTATACTGGGACTTCAACACTTGCTCACGATTATATTGCTGGTGGATCTGCAAAGATAAATGTTGTAAGACCTTTTGATGGTCAAGTCGTTTATTTTGATAACTTATATTATACAGTCAATAAGATTATTGTTGGATCTGGTGGGACAGGATACAACAATACACCAACGGTTACGATTTCTGCACCATCAACTGATTGGGGTATTCAAGCAACAGCAGTTGCTGAAGTTAAAAATGGGTCTATAACCTCAATTGAAGTTATTTCCAGTGGTAGAGGATACACAACAACACCAACGATTACAATTTCGAGTCCTGATGTTGGGATAAATACTGCTATAGCAACACTTAGGACTATTCCTACTTACTATTCAATTTCGAGTTCTACTCCAGTTTCTTCCGGAATTTGTACAATTACAGTTAATGATAATGTTCCATATGTAGTTGGTGTTGGATCTACAGTTCCATTCTTTAAACAAAGTAGAGTATTAGCATCTGGACATTCTTTTGAATACATTGGATCTGGAACAAATATTAATACCGCTCTTCCTACTCAAGGTGGAGTTCCAATTCAAGATAATGAAATTGATATGAGAAATGGTGGTCTTGTTGTTTACACGAGTACAGATCAATCGGGCAATTTTAGAATAGGTGAGGGTGTAATTATTAATCAAATTGAAGGGAGTATTTCTGGCACATTCTATTCTAAGAGTTTGTTTTCAACAATGACTCCATTTATTCTAGCACTGGGAGGAGATTAAAAAATGGCATTAGCACTTAATGTCTTTAAGACTGTTACTAAAATTGCAAGCACTCAAGCGGTTGGAATTTATACTGCACCAGTTGGTTATACTGGTGTAGTGCTTTTAGCACAGGCGGCGAATGTTGGAAACAATACTCAAACCGTTTCTTTTTCTCATCAAAGAACAACTGCTGGGATCGCAGTTACAACTGAAATTTTAAAAGACTTTCCAGTTTCTTCGAGTGATACTGCAAATCTTTTGGCGGGAAAATTAGTTCTTGAATCTGGTGATGTTCTTGTATTATCTGCAAGTAGTAATAGTGATATTAAATTTTTAGGAAGCATTCTGGAGACACTCAACTAACATGGCAAAATATACTAGCGGCAGACAGAAAAATTTAAAAGTTGGTATTTCATCTTATAGTGAGAATTTAACTTCACTTGAAGTTATCGGAAATGTTGGTATTGCAACAACAAATGCAACTTCTAAACTTTATGTTGTTGGTGATGGATATTTTACTGGCGTTGTAACATCTTCCAATTTTTATGTTGGAAATGATTTAGTTGGTACCGGTGGATCTTTCACACAACTTTATGTTTCTGGAATAACCACTCTTGCCGCTAATGGTGGTATTACAACAACTGGTGGAGATCTTTATGTTGGTGGAGATTTATATGTTGCCGATGATTTAGTATTTGATGAATTTACTGCCCGTAATGCTAACGTAACTGGCGTTGCATCGATCACTACTCTTGTTGGAACTGCTGCTACTATTGAAAGAATATCATCTACTAGTGTTTCTTCTTCTCAACTGCAAGTTACTGGTGTAAGTACTCTTGGTGTTGCATCTGTTACAAACTTAACGGCGCAAAGTGTAAATTCTTCTGGTATTGTAACTGGATCTTCTTTCAGACCAAGTAGTGGATATTATCAATCTGCAAACGGAACAAACTCATTTTATGTTTATGATGGAACTGGAAATGTAGCGTTCCAGGGAACCATTGGTGCAAGTCAAGTCAATAATGCATCTGGTTTTAAAGTCATTGGATTTGCTGGAACTGATATTACTTTTGAGAATGATGCACGAATTGGTCAAAATGCTTATATCCTAGGAGTCACTACTTCTGTTGGTGGTTTTGTAGGAGATTTAACTGGTACTGCGACTACAGCAACTAAACTTGAAACTCCAAGAACGTTTGAAATTACTGGTGATGTAGTTGCTTCTGCAATTAGTTTTGATGGTACAGGTAATGTATCTTTAGCAGCAACAATTCAACCTAATAGTGTTGGATTAGGTACAGATACTTTTGGTGATTATGTAAAGGATATTTCTGGAACCTCAAATCAAATCACGGTTACTGGTGGAACTGGTGAAGGGTCTACACCAACATTAAGTCTTCCAACAAATCTTGTAGTTCCACAAGACTTAACAGTTAGCAGAGATCTTCAAGTTAATCGTAATTTAAATGTAACTGGAAATATTACGATTGGTGGAACAACAGCATTTATTAATGTTCAGGAATTAACTGTTACTGACCCTGATATTATTCTTGGATATAGAACAGATGCGTTTGGTAATGATGTTTCTAACGATAATACTGCGAATCACGGTGGTGTTGCTCTTGCCTCTACAGAAGGAACTCCATTAGTTAATTTATTTGTTACTGGAATTGAGACAGCACCTTCCACATATAAGAAAATTATGTGGTTCAAGGAAGGCACTTTTGCTGGACTTGGAACTGATGCTTGGTTAATCAATTATGCAGTCGGTATTGGTTCAACACAATTCCCAACTGGAACAAGACTTGCTGCTGGTTCTGTTCAGTTTACTGAGCAGGATTTAGTAGTTGTAAGAAATATTAATGCTTCTGGAATTATAACATCTTCACAAGCAGACGTAGTGATTGTAAATGTTGATAGTGCTAACGTAACTAATTTAAGTGTTTCTGGAGTTTCTACATTTTCTAATACTCTAGAATTAGATGCGGGTCTTAAGGACATTTATAATAATGTAGGTGTTGCTGGATCTATTCTTATTTCTACGGGTGCTGGAGTTTCTTGGACTGCTCCTTTTGCGGCAGGTATTCAAGGGGTACAGGGAACTCAAGGAACCCAGGGTGTTCAAGGAACTCAAGGTGTCCAAGGTACTCAAGGTGTTCAGGGTACTCAAGGTACTCAAGGAACCCAAGGTGTTCAAGGCATCCAAGGAACACAGGGTACTCAAGGAATCCAAGGTACTCAGGGAACTCAGGGAACTCAAGGTACTCAAGGTACTCAAGGTACTCAGGGTGTACAAGGAATCCAAGGTACTCAAGGCACTCAAGGTGTTCAGGGCATCCAAGGAACTCAAGGTACTCAAGGTACTCAAGGTACTCAGGGTGTACAAGGAATCCAAGGTACTCAAGGCACTCAAGGTGTTCAGGGTGTTCAAGGAACACAAGGTACTCAAGGAATTCAAGGCGTTCAAGGAACTCAAGGTATTCAAGGAGTTCAAGGAACCCAAGGAACCCAAGGTGTTCAAGGAACGCAAGGTACTCAAGGTACTCAAGGTACTCAAGGTACTCAAGGTACTCAGGGAATCCAAGGTATTCAAGGTACTCAAGGTACTCAAGGTACTCAGG